CAAGGTATCCAAGGTTTAACTGGAGATACTGGAGCTGATTCTACTGTAGCTGGTCCCCAAGGTGCTAAAGGCGATACTGGTGACACTGGCTTAACTGGTGATCAAGGTATCCAAGGTATCCAAGGTATCCAAGGTTTAACTGGAGATACTGGAGCTGACTCTACTGTAGCTGGTCCCCAAGGTGCTAAAGGCGATACTGGTGACACTGGCTTAACTGGTGATCAAGGTATCCAAGGTATCCAAGGTATTCAAGGTGATACTGGAGCTGATTCTACTGTAGCTGGACCTACTGGTCCTAAAGGTGATACTGGCGACACCGGACTTACTGGTGGTCAGGGCATTCAAGGTATTAAAGGTGACACCGGAGATACTGGATTGACTGGCCCTCAGGGTGGTCAAGGAATACAAGGTATACAGGGTGATACTGGAGATACTGGTCCTACCGGTCCTACTGGTGCTGATAGCACTGTAGCTGGACCTACTGGTCCTCAAGGTGACAAAGGCGATACTGGTGACACTGGTGCTACTGGTGGACAGGGTATACAAGGAATACAGGGCGAGACTGGTGCTGACAGTACTGTAGCTGGACCTACTGGTCCTCAAGGTGACAAGGGTGATACCGGAGATACTGGAGGCCAAGGCATCCAAGGTATTCAAGGTATCCAAGGCGCTACTGGTGCTGATTCTACTGTCGCTGGGCCTACAGGCCCTCAAGGTGCTAAAGGTGATACAGGTGACACTGGTCCACAAGGTGGTCAAGGCATACAAGGAATACAAGGTGATACTGGTGCTGACAGTACTGTAGCTGGACCTACTGGTCCTCAAGGCGATACAGGCGGTCAAGGCATACAAGGAATACAAGGCGTCAAAGGCGATACCGGTGATACTGGTCCTACTGGTGCTAATAGTACTGTAGCTGGACCTACTGGTCCTCAAGGTGCTAAAGGCGATACAGGTGATACTGGTTCTACTGGTGGTCAAGGTATACAAGGTATTCAAGGAATAACCGGAGCTGATAGTACTGTAGCCGGTCCTACTGGCGGCCAAGGCATACAAGGCGTTAAAGGTGATACTGGTGATACCGGAGCTACTGGTCCTCAAGGTGGTACTGGTGGTCAAGGTATCCAAGGTGTTAAAGGTGACACCGGAGATACAGGAGCTACTGGTCCTCAAGGTGGTACTGGCGGAACTGGTCCTACTGGTCCCCAAGGTGATGCTGGTGCTACAGGCGCTACTGGTCCTCAAGGTGGTACTGGCCCTACTGGTCCCCAAGGTGATACTGGTGCTACAGGAGCTAACTCTACTGTAGCTGGTCCACAAGGTGATACAGGCCCTCAGGGTCCTGCCGGATCTAACGCTACTGTAACTGCTGGTGTAGGTATCGATGTGTCTTCTGGTTCAGTATCTATTGAATCTGATATTAGAGAACACGCTACTCAGATCATTGGTAATAACTCACTGGAGTATATAACCTTCAACGGAACTAGTCAGATACAGTCCTTCTACATTGCCAACAATGAAGAGATGAGACTAACCTCGGCCGGTCTACACGTAAACGACAACATCACAGCCTACTCTACTACTATATCTTCGGACATACGTCTAAAGGATAACGTAGAGAACATCACTGATCCTCTAGCTAAGCTCGACGCAATACGCGGCGTAACTTGGGACTGGAAAAGAGATGGCTCTGCTGGTGCTGGTGTTATCGCTCAGGAAGTCGAAGCCGTTATGCCCTCCGCTATTAAAGAGATGGAAGGCCTACACGCCGGTGCTGACCCTTACAAGACCGTAGACTATAACCAACTAATAGGACTGCTAGTAGCTTCCGTTAAGGAATTGAAGGCAGAAATCGAAAAGCTCAAAGGAGAGTAATTATGGCTATACAATCTAGTGGACAGATATCGTTCTCGGATATTGCTACGGAGTTAGGCCTCTCTCTCGCAAACGGAGTAGACATGCGCGGCATGTCCTCCGACTTTGGGCTTAGTACGCCTGATAGTATCAATGAGTTCTACGGTCTGTCGGATGCTATATCCTACGCTGTAGTGGTAAATAACGGCACGGTAACCAGCAAGGGCGGCGATTCCTACGGACTAATTCAGGGAGCAGGTTCAATAGCTTCTGGTAATCCTATGGGTACGGCTGGCTTCGGAACCAATGTTAACTTAACCACAGCCGCCCAAAGTTTAAGCCTAAGTCAGATTAGAATGGGCCTCACAAATGCGTCAGGTTCAGCATTTGATCCTACATGGTGGAGTACTGTAACCATATCGAAATCAGGACAAACTGATATAACCCTTAGTAGAACATCCGCGGCTACTCAACCTTCTGGTACCAGTATCTACTCAGGTACATGGGCATGGTCCGGTTACGGTAGTCTCAATCAGATATTTAATGGAGGACAGGCTACATGGACATTCAACGAATAATCTTTATAGGACTACCCACCTCTTACGATTACATAGTTACCCCTCTAGAAAGCGAAGGTCATACTGTACTTAACTATGACGGTATGGCTGATTGTATATTCGTAGCTTCTGGGGACCTATCAGTACAGGATAAGGTTGCTACTATTATAGAAGAGTTTGAACCTACTATTATAGTGAACGGTTCGCCTAAGCTGGTTATACCCGAGGGTGGTTATGTAGTTCTACAGAACACCCTTGCTAGTGCTAGGTTTGAAACATGTAAGTGGGAAACACGGAGTAAGGTCGAGGGCTATGGGTTTAAACTGCCTACGGTAATTAATGACTGTCTCAATACTGACATAATAATACCTACAGATCGGACCACATACATAAAACCAAAATGCAACTCAACTAATAGAACAACTTTCAAAATACCAGCAGGCGGTGTGATTACTGATATCAACACCATGCCTGAGTATATGGTATACGTGGAAGAGTCTGTACCTTATGTGTGTGAGTCATGGGCCTACTTCACTGTAGCCGATGGTCAATACTCTATCAATAGGACGATAGGTGTTACAGGGTTCGGTAATGATAAATTAGTAGGCCACTCAGGCGACTGGCGAGACTGTACATTCGTAGAGCTTACAGAAGATCAGGACACAAAGTGGCGAGAAGTTTGCGACGCTCTAGTAGCAGACCTATCAACAAAGGGCGGTAACTTTGAAGGAAACATACAAGGCTGTATTGACTCAGACTTAGACTGCTACTTCTTTGAGGTTAACTGTCGTCCAGAAACCTATAACTCACATGTATTAGCCACCACAGCCACTAACTGGCTACAGGGCTTAATCAACAACCCTTCACTGTCTGATGGGCACATAACAGCCCAGCAATTACAGGATAATATACAAGGATAAACTTATGTCACAAGTACAGATCCAAAGATCGGACGTAGCTTTATACGTTCCAGTTACACTGCTTGTCGGCGTCTTGTTTTATAACTTAGCAGATAACCGACTGTATGTGGGTGATTCAAACAGCTTGCCGGTACTGGTTGCTGATAACGCTAATGATATCAGTGTCAGAATAGCGGCACTAGAAGCACAGGCTACACAAACTAATCACACATACGTACAGGCCTTAGCCCCTACTGGTCAAACCTTAGGTGACTTTTGGTTCGACACTATTACAGCTAACCTTAAAGTATGGGATGGTTCTGCATGGCAGTACGCTGTTAATATAGCGTCCAGTAATGCGGCAGGTGTATACCCTGTAACTACAGATCTATTCTTCGATCATATTATATATACAACAAGTGATCAAAGTGAGATAGACCTAGCTACACGGTTTATAGCGTCTGCTACAGCATTCGCTGAGCAGTATACCGGTCGATTCTTTATCATGCGGAATGTAACCCACAGCTACGATAGCTTCCCTGCTATGTCTATGGGAAATAAACAACCGCTTACCTTAATTGGTGGGACTGCTAATTCTGTAGCATCTGTCACCTATTATGATTCAACATTCGCTTCTCAAGCCGTGTCTTCTCATAGACAAATTGATAAGCACTCTAAGTCTCACATCTACCCTGCAATGGGGTCGCAGTGGCCTACTGACGTAGCTACTGGTGAGCCTGATGTCGTGTCTGTTACTTATGAAGTTGGTACACTACCAGCGGACGTACCAGCACCAGTTAGATCAGCTATCCTACTTATAGCGGCTAGTCTCTGGGAACATAGAGAGAACGAGATAGTAGGGACCAACATCAAATCGCTTAAGCCTGTAATAGCGGCTAAGGATCTACTTCACCCATTTAAACTGAGGTAATCCCATGCGAGCAGGTAAACTTAGAAATAAAGCAACATTCTACAGTCCGTCTACAAGTACTAACGACTGGGGCGAGGTCGATCAAAGCTACACAGAGCTAGGAACATATGCCTGTAGTATCACGACCGTGCCTAGAAGAGAGTACGAAGAGTCCGACACTGTAGTGTCCAAAACCGAGTACGACTTAAGATTCAGATACTATTCCGAGCTTGCAACAATGCCGAGGAATGCGTACATCGTCGTCAAGGGTATAACGCTGGAGATTAATGCTACCGCTAACATTATGTTACGGGATCGTGAGATCCAGATGATATGTGAGGAGAGATCATGATTGATATTGATTTAAGAACTCACCTACTGTCTAACAGTAACATAAGTAACATGGTAGGAACTGACGTATACGCTCTCAGACTTCCTCAAGACACAACTACCACGGCCATCGTTTATGATATCGGTGCTGGGTTCCCTCTAGCTCAGCTAGGAAGTCTTGAGTCTGTTATACGATACAACGTAACCCTATCTGTTTATAGCCCTAGCTACGTCTCTATGAGACAACTCTCAGAGCATATAAACACCCAGCTTAACGGCATGACCGGAACTATGGGCACCTCATCTGTAACTGGTGCACATGTTGAGTCAGCTATTAATACGTATGAAGAAGAGCAAAAACTCTATCGGAATATAATCATCTTAAATATATACACAAACTAAGGAATAAATATTATGGCAATCGCATCTCCTTTCCACGGCTTAGCTACAGAACTACACATGACTTCTGCTATCGATGGAACTATCGACGCTAGCACTAAGGTTGCTGAGGTATCTTCAGTAGGTACATTAGAACTTTCTGCTAATATCATTGAGTACAATAGCTACGGATCTGCTTACAAGCAGAAGCTCGTAGGTCAGAAGGATTCTGGAACTCTATCTTTAACTATTAACTGGGTAGCTGGCGACACTAGTCACACTGCTCTTAAAACTAAGTACGATGACGGATCTGCTCAGACCTTCGCTGTTAAGTGGATCTCTGGTTCAGAAAACGCTATCGCTCAGTTCACTGGATATATCGCTTCTTACTCTATCGATACTCCAGTAGAAGACGTAGTTACTGCTAACGTAGAAATCGCTATTGATGGCGCTGTAGCTTTTGATCTTGCTACTGTTTAATTAATACAGTAACTTTATAATATAGGTCCACTCTCCGGAGTGGGCCCTTATTTGATTTTTAACTATTTTGGAGACTTATCATGTTAGATCGTAAATCAATTTTTAAAGCTGTAGACCTAGACGTTAAAGAAGTAGCTGTCCCTGAGTGGGGCGGTGAAGTCTGTGTTCGTGGCTTAACTGCGCGTGAGCGTGACCTCTTTGAGGCATCTATTGGTGCTTCTGCTAACCTAGACAACCTACGGGCACGTCTAGTCGTCCTATCTGTATGTGACGACAAGGGTGAGCGACTCTTTAAAGATAGCGACGCTATCGAACTGGGCAAGAAAAATGCTCAGGTTGTTAACCGATTGTTCGACATAGCTAGATCAATGTCAGGAATGTCTGACGAAGACGTGAGCGAACTTGAGGGAAACTAAAACGAGACCCAGCTAGGCGATTTAAGTTTCGCTTAGCTGGTCACCTCGGCATGACCGTTCGGCAGTTAGAAAATAACCTATCCTCTCAGGAGCTATCCGAGTGGATGGCCTATTACTCTATTGAGCCGTTCGGGCCTGCTAGAGAGGATTACAGGGCCGGTCTCATCGCCGCAACTACAGCCAACTGTGCTGGAAGTAAAAAGGTCCTACAACCTACCGACTTCATAGCTATATATCAACAACCGAAGTCTATGTCCTTTATGGACCGCAAGAAACAACAAAGTCAGCAAATGGCTTTATTCAAATCATTAGCGGAGAAAACAAATGGCTAAGAAAGACTTCATGAAGGTTAAGGTCTCAGGCCTTAAAGAACTGCACGAAGCACTTAGAGCGTTAGACTTTGATCTCCAGAAGAAAGTACTAAAGGCCGCTGGTAAATCCGCAATGGAACCAGTGGCTACTAGTGTCCGAAACAACGTCCCTAGGGATACTGGAGGACTCTACAGCACTATACGGGTATCAGCTACTACCGATGTACGTAGGTTACGTAAGTCAGGCCGTAAAGCCTCTATGATCGCCTCAGTGTCAGCAGGTCGTGCTAGTCGTAAGCAAGGTATGACTGGTCACCAAGCACTAAATATAGAATATGGTAACGCAAGAACTAAGGCTCAGCCGTTCATGCGCCCAGCTATACAAGGTAGAGAACGCTCTACTATCTTAAGGTTCCGTATGCACCTCAGAAAGGGCATAGAGAAATCAGCTAAAACTCAAGCACGTCGAACTACACGTCTATTAAAATAATTAAGAAGGGAAAATAACATGGCTACTATCAGTCGGCTTTCTGTCGATCTGGTGGCTAACAGTGCTAAATTCCGTAAGGACCTAGATAAAGCATCTAAGTCTGCCGACAAATCATTCGGAAGTATGATGAAGTCTGCGAAGGCCGCTACTGCCGCTTTCGTAGCTGTCGGGACGGCGGCTGGATCTGTATTCATAGCATCTGCAAAGACCTATGGTAACTTTTCCGAAGCACTACAAGACGTATCCGCAAAGACTGGGGCTACAGCTAATCAATTAGATCAGCTAGCTACCTCTATGCGTAACGCGGCTAAAGCTACTAGATTCACAGCAACACAAACAGCGGAAGCTGGAACATTCCTAGCGCAAGCTGGTTTGAATGTAAGAGAGATAAACGACGCTCTACGTCCTACACTGGACTTAGCGGCGGCAACAAAAACAAGCGTACAGAATACCGCTGACTTCATGACTAACATCATGAAAGGCTTAGGTATGACCAGTGATCAACTTGGTCGGGCCGCTGACGTACTAGCAGTAACAACCGCTAAAAGTAACACCAACTTAACCGACTTAGCTACAGCTATGTCCTATGCCGCTCCCTCAGCACGTGCTATGGGAATGGAGATTGAAGAGACAGCTACTATAATCGGTATGATGGCTAACGCTGGTATCAAAGGCTCTATAGCTGGTACAGCATTACGTGGGTCGTTCGCGGCTCTAGCTACTACAGGTGGCCTCACAGAGAAAGCTATAGCAGACTCTACGGGAGCTATGACTCAGCAAGCTAAAGTACTACGCCGATTAGGTGTACACACTAAGGACGCTGAGGGCAATGTACGTGGCCTTACTGAAATACTTAAAGACCTTAAAGCCGCTGGCGGTGATGAGCAAGACATGATCGCTATCTTCGGTCGTCGTGCTGGTTCTGCGATGATGCAGTTTATGAATGAAGGTCTTATGGGTGCTGATGCACTTAAGAAGAAACTAGATAACGCACGTAGAGCCGCTG